ATAGCATCTAACTGCTCTTTTGACCACTCTGATGTAAAGTTCTGGTGCATACTTATGCTGTGTTGTTTATAGTTTTCTGTTAAAGATTCACAATAGGTTTGTGTCCAATCGAGAACTCTTTCAGATAAAGTTGACATAAACCAGTCCAATAAATGTAAATTAGTGGGTAAGACATCAAGGGACTAAGGGTAGTCAATCACTCTAACATCATTTCTCTGCTTCTACTTTTACAAGATTAATAATAATCTTGCCATCTTAACTGGGTTGGATTCCTGTTCGGGTCTCCCAGTAGTATCATCTATCCTAACTTGTTTACCAAGTCTAATTAAGATGAATGTCAGAGTAGTCAGAAACTTAGTGATCCCTTGACTGTCTTACACTATAGGGACAGTTTCAGCGTCCCCCCTTAGTTACATTCACCTCTATTGAAGATAGTATCAACAACTGCGTTCACACTCTTTGATGTTGAAATACCAACTTTATCATACACAGGCACACAAACTATGCCAAACTGTTTGTTTTCACCTCCTTTGCGGATTACCCTGCCTATTGTTTGACTAATAGTGATAAAATCCATATTTCTTAATAACAATGCTGCTTCTAATCCTGCTACGTTAACACCTTCTGATAGAATACTATGGTGCATAACTATAAACTTACGATCAGATTCTTTACCCCATTGTGATAATGTAGAAAAGAATTCATCACGTTTAACTTTAATACCATTGATTACAGCACCAGTCTTTGCAGTAATATACATCCAATTATATCCACGAGCATATAATTCGGTTGTTAATTTACTATCACTGACCATATTTGTAATCTGTTCTGTTCTTCTAGCACATATTAGGATCTTGTTAACATTTTGCTCATCAATTGTCTTTATTATGTTATCAGCATCATCATCACAATTTGCCTTCCTATCTCTTATCATCTCTAGTTGCTTAACTACAACTTTAGGTGGTAAGATATAACCCTTATTTACTAATTCAGGTGCAGGAACTTGCTCTAATACTTTACCATAAACATACTCATTATTCATCCCTACTTCTTCATCAGAATTGCTAATACGAGGAGTAGCAGTAAAGAAGAAGCACCTACGATTATTTGTAGTTGCAAAAAATCTAGTAGCAGGGTGGAAATGTTGCTGAACACTATTATGTGCCTCGTCAAAGTATATTGTATCTACAGGAATACCAGATTCTTGTATTCTATGTAGTGAATGATATGTTGTAAATATAATCTTATTTTCGTTCCAATTGTTTACAGTCCAATTGAAGATCTCTCTCTTATTTGTTGTTGAAGTATGAGGAGTTTCTCCACTATGAACATGCAATACTTGAACTGATTGTATCAATTCAAGGAAATCTCTTGATAATTGTTGTGTTAATAGTATTCTAGGAGATACAACAACTATCGTCTTATTTGGTCTACTAAATTGTGAAATAGCATCACTAATCATACAAATAGTTTTACCACCACCAGTCGGGACGTAAACACAACCCTTCTGATAACGATTCATTTTATCCACTATTCGTAACTGATGCTCTCGTAACTGTATCATTTTAAGTTGTATCCATAATAATAAAACATACACGCCACAGACGCATATAGCGTCACCATACAGGCAATTTACCCGTCCCCCTTTGATATTATTTTAACATAGGAGAATAAGACATTATTATTCCTCCATCATAATCACGTTTAGTATGAACAGCAGCAAGTTGAAACCCTAGTTGAGGCCAAGGGTTTGGTGGTGTTTTTATACAATATATCTCCTTAATTGCAAAGTTATTCTCTCTCATATCTCTAATTCTTTTCTTTGTAGTGTAATGATTGATAGTGGTTAAGTATACTATATTATCTGCAATCTTCATTCCATGTTCAAGAAACTTTTGCATTAACGACCAAGGTGGATTAGTAATTATCCAATCAACTTTATCACTATATGTTAGAAAGTCTTTATTTTCACCTAACTCACACCAATCTTTATTATCTGTAGGATAATTATCATAAAATGCACCTTCACCTCTGGAAGGATCTAATATTCTACCAGTAGGATTAAAATGGTTTATAATATCTTGAGCAACATACTCAGGAGTCATTACAATATCTTTATCTGGACTATTCTTTGGTGGACAAAATGCTCTCATTTGTTAAACTTTCTTGCTGATGATTTGATTGTTATATTAACATCTTTCTTTGTATATTCTACACCAGCAGCAACCATTTCGTCAATCTTAAATGAACATTGAACTCTTCTCTGTTTCTTACTATCTACCTTTGGATGTATAACCATAAGTGCATCTTTACATGCAATATTATTCTTTCTTATTGTTCTTTCTTCTTTAGTTGATTGTTGTGCTTCTCTACCTGCTGGAATTGATTTAATAAATGTATCATATTCTTCTACTAATTCATACTTCATATTACCCCAGAGTTTATTATAATCTTCTGGTGTAATCTTAAAAGTATATTGAGTATGTATTACTTTATATCCACCATTCTGTCTATACTGACCAACAATAACCTCATACTCCTTCTCACTCATTCTTCTCAATATATCACCACAATCTACTTTATTACCATTAGTAGTTTTAATACTAACATCTTTATAATAATATAATCCCTTTACTATATCCATAGCAGAAGTGTATCCATCCTTACCTTTAAGTGAATCATATTCTTTTTTAGTCTTCCCAGTGAGTTCTGTGATTATGAGATCCTCAAAATCATTCCCATGAGACTGAACTTCTGCCATGATTTACCTCATTATACCATAATGGCAATTTAACCGTCCCCCCTTATATAAAATGTTCAAGTGTTCCTCTTGCATCACTTATTCTATTTTGTATTAGTTTACCATAATCCTCATGCAACTCACATCCAATATAATCCCTACCCAAATCCTTTGCTACCATTGCAGTTGTGCCTGATCCAATAAAAGGATCAAGTATAATATCATTCTTTTCACTACCAGCAAGTATGCAAGGTTTAATTAAATCAGGTGGAAATACTGCGAAATGTGCCCCCTTATATGGTTTATTTGTTATACTCCAGACACTACGTTTATTCTTTGTTGGATATGATTTAGTAAGACCAGAATGAGGTTGTAATCCTGTTCCTTTATTATGATATTTGCCATTAGTTCTATCTCTAGTTCCCCAATCTTTTGCTGGTTCCTTAATAGCATCATTATTATAATAGTATCGTTTGTTCTTACTTAATAGGAACAAATATTCATGCGATTTAGTACATCTATCCTTCACACTTTCTGGCATTGGATTAGGTTTATGCCATATAATATCCTGTCTTAAATACCATCCATCTGCTCTTAATGCAAACGCAAGCATCCAAGGTATTCCAATTAAATCTTTTTCTTTTAACCCATCTAATTTATTACCTCGTCTTGCACATTTGTCTGGTAAATCTTGCTTACTGTTAGAAACAGTTTGTTTAACTAATGCTTGACCTTTTCCAGGTCTATAGTTATAATAACTGTCTCCCATATTCAACCACAATGTTCCATCATCTGTTAGATTATTACGCACCTCTCGGAATACTAATACTAATTTTTGAATATACTCTTCTGGAGATTCTTCTTGTCCTATCTGACAATCCTCCCCTCCATAATCTCTTAAACCATAATAAGGAGGAGATGTAACACACATCCTCGCAGGTTCATCAAATTCTTTCAATGTTTGGAGACAATCACCAAACAAAATCAAATCTCTCATAATAAAGGTTTAGATCATTTAGATGTTACTTTGTGCTTTAATTCCTTCTCTGACTTCTTACCTAGATTCTTTAGACGTATATCACGCAATGCTCTTTCACCCTTCTTATATAATGACTTACGTTCTTTAGTGGTTAATCCACTTGCTTTCACTGGTTTATAATTAGGATCAATAGTTTTCTTTGCTTTCTTTGCTAGTAATTCATCTGCTGTTTTAGTTTTAACCCCAGATTTTGCTACTCTTCTTTCTTTTGCTGCCTTACGTTGTTGCTCTCTTGCTGATAACTTAACACCCTTATCTTGAGTAGGTTGCTGTTGCCTACCAGCAGGTGATCTTTTACGATTAGGAACACCAATATCAGATTTATCTTTATAAGTTTTAGCAGGTGCAGTTTTACCTCCACCGATTGCTTTCACCCTTTTCTTTTCAGCATCAGTTTGCTTTCTTTTACGATCAATTCTCCCACCTTCATGGGATTTGCTGATCTGTGACCTACCCTGAATATCAGGATCATAGGTTGCTTCAGTAACAAACTGCTTAAAAGACTTCATCTGGATATAGTTTTTAGTTATTTAGGAATCTTCTTCACTATCTTTAGCTTTAACAGGTGTTGTTTTAACCATTCCTGCTTTCCATACCAATCCATTATCATGGAAATACTTAACTCTTTTTCTACGAAGATCCTTCAATCGATC